GCCAGAAAGAGCGCCTTGAGCTCCTGGATCGCGGGGTGAGTGCTCTGAAAGAGGTCCACACCGGCTTTCTGGGTCGGGCTGTTCTTGATCGCCTCGAGCAGCCCGTGGTTGAGCGCGTCGTTGCCGTTGTCGAAGATGCCAACAGGCACCGAGAAAATCTGGTGGATCATGGTAGGCGGCAGGTAGGGACTGAGACAACCCGAACACCCGTGCGGTCGTCGGCTTCGGCGATGCGCTCGGTGACGCGCAGGCACTCGTAGTACGCCTGGCGGTTCAGCGAGTTCTGGTCGTGGTGATAGAGCAGCGCGGTGAGAACAAGGAGCGCCACGGTCCACAGAATCACGTAGGGGAGAAATGACGGGTGCTTCATTTGGAGTTCCTCAAGGTGTAAAGAGCGTCGAGACGGGATGCGAGCCACTTCGAGAGCCCGCGAGAGTCGTCCTGGAGCAAGCCAGGTGGCCAGCCGGTCTTTCCGCCGTTCTTCTCGAGCGCTTCAGAGACCCGATCGTTGATGCTTGTGGCTTTGGCCAGGTTCATCTTCGACAGGCGTCCGCAGCTCGGGGTACGGCAGGCAGTTCCGGGTCTGCACCCAGGGCATGGATCATCCACGTTGGTCACGAGTGACTGAGCCATCAGTCCGCAGAACTTCAGCCACGCGGAGTGGCTGAATGCCACCGCCGGCTGAAGCGGGTAGTGGCGGTTCGTGTAGACCGTGGCACCGCTGCGCTTGGCCAGCGCGAGGTACTGCTCGGGTGTCATTCGCTCTTCAGGCTCTTGGCCAGCGCTTCCAGCTCTTCGGCCGACAGCTTCGAGAGTCGCTTCAGGATGGCGGTCTTGCCGGTGCGGTTGCTGACCTTCTCGGTGCGCTTGGCTTTGAGGGCTGCGTCGAACTCGGGGGTCGTGCCGACCATGTCGATCATCGTCTGGATGACCTGGCCCTGGGAGAGCTTGTAGGTCTTGGCGATCGTGGCCACTTTCTCTTGGATGTCCTGCTCGAGGACGATTGCGGCGCGTTTGGCGGTGGAAGCCGTGGCTTGGGTTTCTTCTGTCACTTTGTTTCTCCGTAGGTTTCAGCAAAATTGCTTATAGAAGTATATCAAAAAACTACGAAAACTTATACAAGATTCAGAGAAAAATAAAGCCCCTAAAAAGGGGCTTAGAGAGGAGGTTCTTTTGGAGAACTCAATATGTCTTCAGTATAGTGGGTTCTGAGAGGGGATTCAGTCGTCACTATGGATGAAGCCGATCGGACGACCCTTTTCGTCAGTCTCTTCTTCTTCCTCATCTTGAGCAAGCAGACCATACGGCATGTCACGAAGGAATGCAATGGCCAGAAGTGCAAGCGGATTGTTGGTGATGGACAACACAACAATGATGAGACCGATGATTGCAAGGTTCAGGATGAGAGCGTGGTTCATATCGGCCTTTCTACGATTTACTCCACTCTAACCGATCTTGAAGCCAAAGTCACGACTGAGTGACAGGTTTATCGCTCTTGGCCAGGCCCAGCGCCACGTAGTCGAAGTCCCGCCCATCGGGGAGGATGTTTTCACCAAAGCCCTCAGTTCCTTTGATGATCGACAGGCGCTGAAGGCTATGCTCCTTCAGGTAGCGGTTGTGCTCGTCGTAGAAGTCCACGATCAGGGCGATGTTCGGGCCGCTCTTCTTGGCGCGCAGACCGCGACCGATGCGCTGGCGCAGCGCGACCTCAGCTTTGCCCCCGCCGGCCAGGATCACCAGGCCGACCGCAGGAACGTCAACGCCCACGTCCAAGATGGTCGAACCGATCAGCACCTGGATTTCGTTGGTGGCGAGCTTCTGAAGCGCTTTCTTGCGCTCGTCTTGGTCGTTCTCACCGTAGATGAACGCGGCGCGAATGCCCGCAGCGGTCATGAGCTCCATCAGCGCGTGCCCGTGAGCTTTCTGCTGGATCAGCACCATCGTGGACAGACCATGACGGGCGGCTCGAGCTGACTCGGCCACGATATGACGGTTGCGCTCGTCGTTACCCACGATGCCCAGCCGGTAGGCGGCCTGCCAGGGCGTGCCGCGCATCAGGTTCTTGGGCTTGTCCTTGAGCGCCACGATCTTGAAGATCGGCTTGGCCAAGATGCCTCGGTCGATCAGCAGCTTCTCGGAGACCTTGATGCCGATCGATCCGAACGCAGCCATCAGGCGCATGTTCGACTCTTCGTTGTCCTTCATGAAGGGCGTGGCGGTGATGGCCAGGCGGTAGTGAGCGTTCTTGCAGTGGCGCAGAATCTCGTAGTAGCTGTTGCCGGATGCTTCGTGGGCCTCTTCGCCGATCACGAACTCGAACTTGCCCAGCAAGGCGATCGTCTGGTTGCGAATGGCCGTCTGACGGTTCTGCACGTCCACCGGATCGTCGGGATTAGCCTCCTGGAGGCGCGAGACCAGCGTCTGCACCATGCCGACCGACATCTTCTTGATGAACTGCCGGCCGTCCTTGTCGGTGTGACCGAATTGGCCGTCGCCCAGCACCGAGCAGGGGATGCCGAGGTCTTTCTCGAACGTCTCCTTCATCTGGTACATCAGGATGCCGCGAGTGGTCAGAAAGAGGGTGGGGCGGTTGATTCGCATGAACGCCAGGCGGGCGATGCGTGACTTGCCGCCACCCGTGGCCACCTGGGCGATCATCGTGCCGTGCTTGACCAGTCGGTTGACGGTCTCCATCTGGTAGTCGTAGCGCGGATCGTCGGGGAATGCGTCCACCTTTGGGTTCTCAGGGCCCAGCGGCAGCGGCAGGGGCTTGCGCACCCGATTGATGTGGTGGCCCTCGCGGGTCAGGTTGCCGGAGACGAAGTTCACGAAGCCGGCGGGGAAGGTGCCGGTGCGGAAGTCGAAGAACGAGCTCCGGCCGTCCCAGTTGCCCATCTTGAAGGATGCTGAATGCTCGGCACCTTCAACTTTGTAGGACAGCAGGGTTTGCACACGCAGCTTCACAGAGCGCGAGGGTTCGTGCAGTTTTGCGACAACTGCATTGTGCGCAATGGTCACGGCTTCGGAAGAAATTGTTGTCATGTGGCTTGCCAAGTTCTTATATAAGGATTATAGTCCCGTCACCAGTGACTTAGAGATATTGCCGTGAACACGAACAAGATCAAGGTCGAAATGCTCTCACCCGAGCGGCTTTCGCCAAACCCCTGGAACACCAATGTGGTGTCTCCCGAGAACCAACAAAAGCTCGAAGCGTCCATTGCACGCTTCGGGATGTTCAAGCCGATCGTGGTGCGAGAAATCGACGGTGGCTTGCAGATCATCGGTGGCCAGCATCGCTGGGAGGGCTCGGTCTCGATGAAGCTCACCGAGGTGCCGGTGGTCAACCTTGGCCGCATCTCCGACAAGAAGGCCAAAGAGATCAGCCTGGTGGACAACGGCCGGTACGGTGCCGACGACACGCTCCAACTGGCCGAGCTGCTCGACGACCTCGGGGTGGGTGCAGAGGAGCTCGCCAGCTTCATGCCATTCTCCGAAAGCGACTTCGCTTCAATCTTCTCGAGTGTCAATATATCGCTGGACGATCTTGATCTACCTGACGATGATGAAGTTCCCGCGAGTGCAGCCCCGAAACCTGCGCAAACGCACCAAATCATGCGTTTCAAAGTTCCAGTCGATGACGTGTCAGTCATTACTGACTTGATCGAAAGCACCATGAAAGAACAGCGATTTACCGATGAAGATTCACTTTCTAATGCCGGAAATGCCTTGGTCCACCTCCTGTCAAAAGCAAAAGACTGAAAGGACGGACGGCATGAACAAATTCCCCGAGTGCGAAGATTGCATGAACAAGGCATTCGATCCGTTCCAATGCGAGGAATGTGAAGATGCCTGCAATTTTGAGCCCTACGAAGAAGAGGAAGATCGCACTTCCGATGTTGAAGACATGACCATTGAGGAGTTCAAAGACTTCTGGAGAAACGCAGCATGAGCAAGACGAAAACCTGGACGATCGACACGATCACACCCTACGAGCAGAACGCGAAGATCCACAACGACAAGCAGGTCGAGAAGATCGCCAAGTCGATTCAGGAGTTCGGCTGGGTGGGCAACCCGATCGTCGTGAACGAAGCCGGTGTGATCCTGGCTGGCCACGGTCGGCGCCTGGCCGCGCTCAAGCTCGGCCTGAAGGACGTGCCCATCAAGGTGATCGACAACCTGTCGGAAGCCGCCCAACGGGCCTACCGCCTGGCGGACAACCGCGTGGCGCTCTCCGACATCGACAGCGCGATCCTTCAGAAGGAGCTCGCCGACCTGGACTTCGACCTGGATGGCATCTTCGACAAGAAGGAGCTCGAGTTCATGGAAGCCGACCTGGGCGACTTCAACGCCGATGCGTTCGTGGACGACATCGAGGTCGAGGTGGCCAAGCAGGGCGAGGAGAGTGCCCAGAAGGTCGCCGAGGTGGACTCACGCGACGTGAAGGTCGACAAGGCCCTGGGCTTCAAGACGATCCCTGGCTCGGATGAGCGTCATGTGGCCAAGTTCATGGCCCAGATCGAGGCCGAGATGGGTGCCACCGGCTCGGAAGCCTTCGTGCGCTTCATCAAGAGCGTCATGGAAGATCAGTCACGGGTGACGGCATGACCACCATTCCGACCTTCATTCTCGTGGCGCTGTCGCTCCTGGCCATCCCTGGGGTGCTGATGGCGCTCTTCGGCCTGTGGGCGGGCACGCGCCTCATCAGCATCTATTGGAAGGACCGCCACCTATGAGCGTCTATCACCTCGACCGACGATTCAAGTCCCACGTCACCCGCACCGACCGAGTGCTGGAGATCGCCGAAGCCTTTGGGCTGGGCCTGGACGACAAGGAGTTCGTAATCTTCGAGAACCAGCCGATCGAGATCGAGCAGGGTGACGTGGTCTACATCACCGGCCAGTCCGGCTCGGGCAAGTCGCTGGCGCTGCGCGAGCTGAAGATCCAGATGGCCACCGAGGGCTTGCAGGTCGCCGACATCGACGAAGTGCCGCTCGATGACACCAAGCCCTTGATCGACCAGATTGGACGCGACACGAGCTCGGCATTGAACCTGCTGTCCATCGCGGGGCTGAACGACGCCTACCTGTTCGTGCGCAAGCCCCAGGAGCTCTCCGATGGCCAGCGCTACCGCTTCAAGCTGGCCAAGCTGATCGAGTCCGGCGCCAAGGTCTGGATCGCTGACGAGTTCCTCGCCGTACTGGATCGCACGACCGCCAAGGTCATCGCCTTCAACCTTCAGAAGATCGCCCGAAAGATGGGCGCCACGCTGATGGTGGCCACCACCCACACCGACATGGTGCTCGACCTGGCGCCCAACCTCTACATCGAGAAGCGCTTCCGCGAAAAGATCGAAATTGTCCGAAAGATCGAAGAATGACCGACCAAGAAACCTTTGAAGAAGCCATCGTCCAGAGCTGGAACGAGGAAGCCGGCGCCAAGTCGTTCGTGCTGTTCTCGTCGCCCAACTGCGCACCCTGCGGCCGCGTGAAAGCCGCCATCGAGCGTCTGGAAGGCGCCGCAGTGATGAACGTGGGCTACGTGAACGTCTACCACGCTGCCGCTGCGGCCGTGAAGACCAACGTGCGTTCGGTGCCCACGCTGGTGAAGTTCTCCCACGGCCGAGAGGTGGCCCGCCTGGTTGGCGAGCAGCCCGACGCCAAGATTCTGGCCTTCATCGATGCTTGAGCTGTCACTGGCGGACGCCGCCATCATCTTTCTGGGCGCCTTCACGGTGGTGTTCCTGCTGGGCTTGCAGTCGCGCAACGTCGTGGCCGGCCGCTACCTGGCGGCCGTGCTGACCTCGGCGGGGATTTCCCTGTCGCAGTTCATCTTCGTGAAGTACGCAGCCGGCGGCTCGTTGTCCGTGCTGGCCATCTCCACGTTCGGTGGGTGTCTGGGGATCGCCAGCGCCATCTGGTTCTACGGCAACGTGATGAGCAAGGGGCGACCATGACCTTGACCGACAACCGAGACATCCTC